GCTGGGTATTGTTCCCATTCAACGGCGCAGACTGTTCGCCATCCAAGGAGGTGTCCCCCAAGTATTCCTCCACCAGCACCTGCGAAAAGAGCCAACTCATTCATTTATCCCCCATTGCAATCTCAAGTTTGTAATGGACACACTTTGCAAACCGTCTGTCATCAAACCTATTCCAATCCTTACGCACGTTACCGTCCGTATCCAGAATGTCGTAGTCGTAATCCAAAATCCCGCAATCCTCGCCTGACGATAGGATATGCTTACGTACAGATACACCCACAACGCAAGGTTGCTCGTCATCCGTATCGGTCTGGATATACATAGGTAGCTCGTAGTCGTACATTGTTATCTCCTATGGCGTTAGTGCCATGTAAGAAATTGTATACATTTTATTGCAAATGTACACTAGGTGTTTTCCCTAAGTTGTAGCAAATAAAATCCCATTAACTGTTTGCTAGGTTTTTGGGATTTTTTCCGTGTATAATTCAGTTGTTGGTGTGAGAGCCGATTAGACCGTTTAAGTCTGTATCTTGCCCCTCACAAGGGGGTCTCTCACCAAGATGCAGATTTAAGCGGTTTTTTGTTTCTTAACCATCCGTACTCCACACGATAGCAAGAGCCTACATGGGCTGCGTGGAATAGAACATAGGCTAACGTACACCCCGTAGCAAGCCTCGCCGACTTAAATGGGTACGGCACAAGGTATAGGGACATGGTGGGACAAGACCTATGCTGATTGAACATTAACTCCGTGTAGGACTGGTATATATCTCTACAGGTATATATGGGTCAGGCAGGTAAGGCGTAGGAAACTACACGCTTACCACCCTTGGGGAGACTATCACTCAAGATAATGCACACTAACAATACTAGGGTTAGCGATAGTAAAAACTGTTAGTTATCCTGTGGTACATTTATTGCGTGGGTACTAAGCGTTAGCGGCTTAGTGGGTATGAAAAACATGAGCATCTTGGCGGGCGCTCGCACTCTTCACCCAATTCTTTGATCTCGATCCTGCTTTATGGAAACCCACACCTAATTCTGGAGACAACAATGGAATACAAAGGATTTACTATCGACCAGCTACCTATCCGGCAAGGTGCAATGGAGATTCTCAGGAAGCCATCACTTATCGGCGGTAACTTGTACAAGTCTGTATTTGCTGAAAAACAACAAGAATGTAAACAACTTGCGCCTAAAAGCAAAAAATAGTATCATTTGTGCGGGGTAGTGTTTTCTGAAAACGTGCCTCAATCTCCTTGGTTCTTTATCCTCACTCTTGTGGGGATTTTTTTATGCACACAATCGTTACGATATGTTGGGGCAATTACTGGGAGACATACGGTAAGCAATGGCTACAAGCCGCTACCGCAATCTCCGGCAAGCCTGAGATTATTATTGTGTCTGACAAACCGTTGGACACAGAGCACAGGGTCGTTATCAATACGACCAAGCACGCAGGTCTAGCTAGGAACGCAGGTATCCAAGTGGCTACGGGCGATTATGTATCGTGTTCGGATATAGACGATGTACCTTACACACACTATTTCGATGGTGTGGATGGTGTCCACGACATAATAGGCTTTGCGCTTGATATAGAGGGTGGTGGGCGCATGAATCCCGATCCCTATACATGGGACGTGGCTTTGGAAATAAACGCTCAAAACCCGCTTATTGTGTCCTCCGCTGTAAAACGAGAATTGTTGCTCAAACATCCATACCGTAATGTCGGGTGGGAGGATTGGGCGCTTTGGTTAGATTTACGCAAGGCTGGTGCATCCGTCAAGTTTGATATGACACCTCGATATTTCTACAGCCGTCCGTCTGGCTCACTTGCCACAGTTAACGCAAGGGCTAAGTCGGAGGAAATACGGGACATGAAACGACAAGGTGTATGGTGATACCTAAGAAACTACATATAGTTTGGGTAGGCGATGAATCTAAACGACCTGATAATTGTATTGATACTTGGCGCAATCATAATCCTGATTGGGATATTAAAGTTTGGGGCAACGAGGATTTAGTAAAGACCTCGTGGCGCAATGCCAAACACCTACAGGATATGTGGAAGGTAGAGCTAAACGGTGTAGCTGACCTTATGCGGTACGAGATACTGTACGAGCATGGCGGGTTTGCGGTGGATGCGGATAGTATCTGCGTCAAGCCCATACCGGATTGGATGTTGCAAGCTAACGAGTTCACTTGTTGGGAGAACGAACATCAACGCCCTGGACTATTGGCGGCTGGCTACCTTGCAGCGCAAAAGAGCAGTCCTTTCATTGGACAAATTATCGAAGACATTTACGCCGAGCAAACCGTCACAGACAGACCTGCTTGGCAGACAGTCGGACCGCAAAGGCTTACGGACATTTGGCAGCGTTTCCAATACGGGCTAACCATTTACCCATCCCACTACTTTATCCCTAGACACTTTACGGGTCAGGAATACAAGGGAGAGGGACACATCTTTGCCAAACAGTTTTGGGGATCAACCCGCAAGATTTACGACAGCCTATACATGGCTGAAGCGATAGAGGAAAAGGAATAATGCCAAGCGTATCGAAAGCCCAAGCGCAGTTTATGCGTGCCGCAGCCAACTCACCTAAGTTCGCTAAGAAAGTAGGTATCCCTGCAAAGGTAGCTAAAGAGTACATGGCTGAGGACAAGAAGTCCGGCAAGTACGGCTACAAGAAGCAGCTAAAGAAAGAAGAGACGGGGATGTACTAATGAAATGTCCCGCATCCACGCAAGACGTAAAGCTAAATCTCAAGAATCGGGATTGGGCATTTAAGAATGTAGGCTACGGACCTGCAAACCCAGACTACGAAGATACCGAGTTTTGGGCTGAACGTGCTAAAGAATGGAACACGACAGAAGACGAGGCTAAGTCCATGCGCTGCGGTAACTGTGCTGCGTTTATTGTCACTCCCGAGATGGAGATGTGCATTGTCAACGGCATGGGTTCAGGCACAGGCGGCGAGGAATACGAGGCAATTGCAGACGCTGCCGATTTAGGCTATTGCGAGCTATTTGAGTTCAAGTGTGCAGGTAGCCGGACGTGTTCGGCATGGCTTTACGGCGGTCCTATTACTAAAATTCCTACCGAAAGACAGCGCAATACTGTTGCAATGGCAAAGGTAGAGTACGAACGGGAAGATGACGAATGAAAGGTCTCTACGCAAATATCAATGCCAAACAAAAGCGCATTGCAGCCGGATCAGGCGAGAAGATGAACAAGGTTGGTAGCAAGGCAGCACCTAGTGCTAAAGACTTTAAGAAAGCCGCTAAGACGGCTAAAAAGAAATGATTAAGCGTGGCAAGGAAACATTCTCGGGCTTTAACAAGCCTAAGCGCACACCTAGCCATCCTACTAAGTCCCATGCTGTACTTGCCAAATCAGGCGAAGACACAAAACTTATTCGCTTTGGTCAACAAGGCGTAAAGGGCAGTCCTGAAGGCTCTGCTCGTAATGAAGCGTTCAAAGCTAGACACGCTAAAAACATAGCTAAAGGTAAAATGTCGGCTGCATATTGGGCAGACAAAGTTAAATGGTGATATATGAAAGGATTGCTCAGTGAAGAAGAGGAGTTGCGTAGATTTAACGCAGCCCAAGGCGGTGAGCAACCTTGGTATGCTAAAGCCTTGCCGATGGAAGGTAGAGCTACTATTCTGCCGTTTCGTGACACGATGCCTGGCTCTGTGTTTAACAAGCGTGAGTTTGCGTTACCAGGGCTGCTTGCAGAAGCGGTAAACGCATTTACCTCACCTGCTCGTGCGCTGCTTGGTACAGATGCAGACTTTTACCCTGAGAAAGAAGCCGCAAACATGGCGATGAATTTCATGGGTAGTGGATTGTTGTCAAGCAAAGTAACTCCAAAACAGACTGACGGCGTAAACATTGGTATGTTTGCTGGAGATAAGCCGATTGCATCTCAGTCAATGAAGCAAATGCAAGATGAGTACTATGCAACTGTTTCAAAATTAAATGAAATTTATCCAAAACTTAGGGCTAACAATCAAGACCCAGCTTTAATAAATCAATACAGAGATTTGGATGCAAGAAAGTCAGAATTAAGTTCAATTATTTTTAAGCCTGATGAAGCTGTTGTTCCCGCAACTGTGTCAGAGACTTATAAAGGTGAACATCAAGCCCCAATGAAAGATAGCGGCTCGCCAGTGTGGAATCTTTCTGGAATTTATCCAGATGATTTTTATTCTTCAGTAGGCGCAAAGTATTATGGTGATGGCGCTGATTATGCTAGAGATTTGCGTATCGTATCGCAAATGCAATCTTTTAAGGGAAGACCTGACAGACCTGTAACAATTTATCGTGCTGTTCCAAAATCTGTTGAGAACAAAAGCGCATTAAATGTTGGCGATTGGGTTACATTGGATAGACAGTATGCAAAAGAGCATGGTGAAGGTGCTCTTAACGGCGATTACAAAATAGTTAAGAAAACAGTAAAGGCTAGAGATTTATATACAAACGGTGATTCTATTTATGAATTTGGATACGATCCGCAGCCGTTTAAACCAAAAAGAGAATATTTAGACTAAATTGCACTTAACACGATGACCCATTAGGAATCGTATGGATAGTAAAATAGAAACTAATACAAAGCCAAAGTGGATACCTCCCAATGCGGGTAAGGGTAGACCAAAAGGCGCACTAAACAAGACAACAACCTCTGCTAAGGAAGCAATTGCTTTAGCTGCAGAGGGATTGGGTGGTGCTGACAGGTTAATTGCTTGGGCGCAGGAAGACCCTGCTAACGAGAAAGCGTTTTGGACTAGCATTTACACCAAGCTGCTACCCGTACAGGTGAGTGGTGAGGAAGGTGGACCGATTCAAGCCGTTATCACATGGCAAAAGTAATCGAGATTCCATACTCACCTAGAGAGCCGCAGCTAGAGATACACAAGGCGATGGATAACAGCCGCTTTGTGGTGGTTGTGGCGCATCGTAGGATGGGTAAAACGGTTAGTGCTATTAACCAGTTGATTAAGTCTGCTATCGAGTGCGATAGAGAACGCCCAAGGTTTGCGTATATTGCACCTACATACTCTCAAGCTAAAAGGGTAGCGTGGGATTACTTGTTGCACTATACGAGACCGCTAGGCGCAGAGGCTAACATTGCCGAGATGCGGGTAGACTTTTGGGATCGCAGGATACAGTTGTACGGGTCTGATAACCCTGATAGCTTGCGTGGACAGTATTTTGATGGCGTGATCTTAGACGAGATTGCAGATCAAAACCCTAAGATTTGGAACGAGATTATCCGCCCTGCCCTAGCTGATCGCCAAGGTTGGGCAATGTTTATCGGTACTCCTAAAGGTCAAAACCACTTTAAGGACTTGCGGGATAGGGCAGAGGTAGAGCCTAACTGGAAGATGCTTGAGTTTAAGGCGAGCGAGACCAAACTTGTACTTGAGTCTGAGCTAGAAGCCGCCAAGCGTGAGATGGGCGAGGATAAGTACAACCAAGAGTTCGAGTGTAGTTTCTCAGCAAGCGTAGAGGGAAGCTACTACGGTCAAATCTTGAATGGCTTAGAATCCGAGGGTAGATACCACAAGATAGAGCGTGATGACCTTTGCAAGACATTTGTTGCGTGGGACTTGGGTATGGGTGACAGTACATCTATCTGGGTCGCTCAGTTGGCTAATAACGAAGTAAGGCTCATGGATTACATAGAGAATCATGGGCAAGGTTTAGATTGGTACGTTCGGGAGTTGACTAATCGAGGATGGCACAAAGCACCTCAGTTACTACCGCACGATGTACAGGTCAGAGAGCTAGGCACAGGTAAGAGCCGTTTAGAGGTTCTACAAGAGGCAGGGCTAGACTGTACGGTAGTGGGTAGGCTAGGCGTAGATGATGGCATACAAGCCGTTAGAAGGCTGCTGCCGAGGTGTTATTTCAATGTGCCACAGGTTAAGCAAGGATTGGATTGTTTGCGTAACTATAGGCGAGAGTTTGACGAAAAGAGACAAGTGTTTTTCGACAAGCCTTTGCACGATTGGTCGAGCCACGGTTCAGATGCTTTCCGCTACTTAGCGGTGGGTATGGACGAACGAGGCTCAGGATGGGGTAAGCCATTAAAAGTAAATACAAGTTGGGTGGTCTAAATGCTAGTAGAACGCCGAGGCAATCCGGTAACTCGTGAAGAGTACGATAATTTATTAAGGCGTGTTCAAGCGCTTGAGGAAATGTATGGACGATGGGAAACTGAAGTCGATTCTGGAAAACGAAATCGACAACGCAATCGGGTATCTGGACACAGAGACAACGGAAGCGAGAACCAAAGCCCTTGAATACTACCTACGTCAGCCGTATGGCAACGAGGTAGATGGTCGCAGTCAGATCGTCACGGGTGAGGTTGCAGAGGCTATAGATGGCGCTCTGCCACAACTCGTGCGTGTCTTTACTCAGTCGGATGATATTGTCCGCTTTGAGCCAAAGGGACCAGGCGATGAGGAAGGCGCTAAGCAAGCTACGGACTACTGTAATTGGGTGTTTTACTCGCAGAACCCAGGCTTTACGATCCTGCATAACTGGTTTAAAGACGCTCTCCTGCAAAAGAATGGCGTGGTTAAGTGCTATTGGGATGTCAAGGAAGATGTAACCAAAGAGGAATACCGTGGGCTGACAGACGAGGAGTTGATGCTCCTAATGTCGGACGGTAGCCGTGAGGTTGTAGCTCAGGACACCACAATAGTAGAAGAGATAGGCATGGATGGTCAGCCTATCGTTATGCAGACAAATGATGTAATTGTCTCAAAACGTACACAACATGGCGCAGTCAAGGTAGAGAATGTGCCGCCTGAAGAGTTCTTAATCAGCAAGCGTGCAAGATCAATTGCTGACAGTCCGTTTGTTGCGCATCGTAAGCTGTTGCCACGTTCAGACCTTATCGCAATGGGCTTTGACCCTGAGATTGTGGAAAACTTACCGTCTTATAACGACCTGAGTTTCACAGACGAGCGATTGGCACGATACAGCCGAGGTGAGCAGCCGGACGAAGAGGCATCACTTGACCATAGTATGCAAGAGATTGAGGTGTACGAAGCCTATCTTATGACAGACTATGACGGTGACGGTATCGCTGAGTTGCGTCAGATATTCTACGCAGGTTCAGACATCCTGAGCAACGTAGCAACAGATTACAACCCGTTCCACTCGCTCTGCCCTATCCCGATTCCGCATAAGTTCTTTGGCGAATCGTTGGCAGACCGGAGCATGGACATTCAGTTGATTAAGTCTACTGTTGTCCGTCAGATGCTAGATAACCTTTACCTGTCTAACAACGCCCGAGTCGGTGCTGTAGAGGGTCAGGTTAACTTGGATGACTTGCTGACCGTTACGCCTGGTGGCGTGGTTCGCATGAAATCTCCAAACGCAGTCGTACCCATGCAAGTGCCAAGCGTTATCGCCCAAGCGTTCCCAATGTTGCAATACTTGGATGACGCACAAGCTAAGCGCACAGGCGTATCGGATATGCAACAAGGGTTAAACCCCGATGTGTTGCAAAATGTCACGGCTGCGGCTGTTGCTGCGTCTACCGCTGCGGCAGGTGGCAAGCTAGAGCTAGTGGCTCGTATCTTTGCCGAGACAGGCGTTAAAACCCTGTTCCAAGGCATCCTACAGCTACTTTGTAAGTATCAGGACAAGCCTACTGTCATGCGTCTGCGTGGCAAGTATGTGCCTGTAGACCCTCGTGAGTGGTCGAATCAGTACGATGTAGACATTTCGGTAGGTTTAGGGACAGGCTCGAAAGCCGAGCAGATGACTATGTTGCAGATGGTTCTTGCTAAACAAGAGGCGATCCTGCAACAGTTCGGTCCTAACAACCCGCTAGTATCTGTCGGACAGTATCGTGGCACGCTAGGTCGGTTTATCGAGGCAGCAGGGTTTACAGACAGCGCAGAGTTCTTTAAGGAGATTACTCCTGAGATTGAGGCGCAACTTGCACAACCTAAGCAACCACAGCCTGACCCAACTACAGCCGCTCTGATTCAGCAATCCCAAGCACAGATTCAGATTGCCCAACAGAAAGCACAGGCAGATGTACAGGCAGCACAACAAAAGGCTATGGCTGACATTCAGTTACAGCGTGAGAAAGCAGCCGCAGAGATACAGTTAATGCGGGAAAAGACAGAGGCACAAATGGCGCTTAAGGCTCGTGAGCTAGAGGCTGAGATTCAGCTAAAAGCCGCAGAGTTAAGCGCTGGCATTGTCACTAGCGCAAATATACGAAGCGTATAAGGAATGAAGCCATCCCTAAAGGTTGAGCACATTGAGGACATAGTGGACGAGATGTTGCCACTAGCTATTAAGCACCATGCGGAAGTAAATGCTTTCCCTGATACCGAGCTAGACATAGATTGGCGCAGGTACTCAGTTGCAAAACACTCTTATAGGCTAATTACTTGCCGAGTTGATGGCAAACTTGTCGGATGGATCGGATTCTTTATTGCTGACCACATCCGGCACAAAGGTTACAGGATAGCAAAAGAGGATTGGTATTACGTTGATCCTGAGTACAGGGGTAACGGCATTGGCAAGGGAATGTTTAAGTACGCAGAGAATGTATTGCGTAATGCCGATGTTAAACGGGTGATGATTAGCTGCAAAGTAGATCACGACCACACGGGCTTAATAGAGTCTTTAGGCTACACGAATTACGAAAAGAATTTCACTAAGGTGATTGCATGAGATACAAACACGATAGTATGTTGCCGCTTGGCGCATTTAGACAGCGTGGTAGCGTGGTCGGTGGACGCTCTATGCGCTTGCATGGTGGTGGATACGAGCCAACGGCAGAAGATATGCGGTTGATGGATATTTACTACGCCGCAATGGATGCGGGGCTTAGCCAAAAAGAAGCAGAGAAAGTACAAATGCAAGCCGCAATGGAGGCTACATACGGTGCTCCACAGGTATCTGTAGACACAGGCGGATTGACAGGTGAAGCGCCCAATATCAAAGGCAATCCTACTCTTTATTACGATGCGGGTGGGAATGTAGCGGGTGTGCTATCGCAAGGTGGCGTGGTAACACCTCAGTCTATGAACGCCATCCTAAAGCCAGGGGAGACAGCAACAGCGTCCACTCCTGTGCAGATGGTAAACGAGGAAGGCTTAAGGCTATATTTGCGTGATGCAAACGACCCTACCTCTGTCACGACAGCTATTACAGGTATTCCAGCTATTGCCGGAACGCTAGGCGAGTCTGCTTACCGCCCTGTTGAGCAGAAAGGAGGTATCTTTGGCACGATTGGCAGTGACTTTGCCGGAGCAGCTAAAGACCCTGCGTTTTGGAAGTTTCTAGCGTCTGCGGCTGCTATTACGGGCGGTGGATTATTGGCTAACGCAGCTATTGGCGCACCTGCCGCAGCCGGAGCAACGGGCGGTATGAGTGCCGCAGAAGCTATTGCTGCCGCAGCGCAAGGTGGCTTAGGTGCTGAGTTTGGAGTGCAAGGAGCTCTAGGTGGTCTAAGTGGTCTTGGAGCTCCTGCCGCAGCGGGTGGCATGAGTGCCGCAGAAGCTATTGCCGCAGCCGCAGAAGGCGGTCTAGGCGCTGAGTTTGGCGTACAGGGTGCATTAGGTGGTACTCCTAGCTTATGGGAGTCCATTGTTGCGGCATTACCTGCGGGCGCTGCTGATTCACTTGTTAAGGGTGGACTAACTTTAGGTGGTTTAGCAGCGTTAAGCGCACTAGCCCCTAAGCAGGGTGGTGGTGGTAGCACAGGTGGAACACCTAGCCTTAGCGCAGATCAGTTAAAGGCAATCGTATCTACTATGCCTAGCGCTATGGGGCAGTATATGTCTTTGGCTGGTAATCCATACGGCTACGGTGGCGGCACGATTGACAGTGCCAATGCAAACCTAGCTAACCTGTTTCCAGGCTTTAGCTTGCCGACCGCAGGACCGTACTTCGGTGCGGGTAGGTTTGGCGATTACTACGCACCACAGGCATTGCCTACAGCACCAATATCTCCTACAGGGTTGGTATGAACAGATCAGAGCGTGCAGCAAGCCTTTTGAGAGACGAGTTCTTTGTGGAAGAGATTGAAAGGCTCAAACAGATGTACGTCACACAAATTGTTAACTCAAACGCAGAGGACATAGACGGTCGGGAACAAGCCTACCGGAATTACTCCACGATTGAGCAAATTGTTTCTCACTTTCAATCTATTGCGGATGACGCAAAGATTAACGAGAAACGATGGAAGATATTTTAGGAATATGCGCCACATGGTGCAAAACTGCGCTAGACAGTATCTAGCAACATTAGGGTAATCAAATGAGCGAAAACATGACTCCCTCAGAGGGAAATGGGACGCTTTCGGTGGATCAAGCCGCCGGAGCATTTTTAGGGCTAATGGGTGGTGAGGACTCGCAAGAGCAACCAGATACCGCACCTGAATCCGAAGAGATAACTCAGGAAGCACAGTCAGACGAGGAGCAATCCGAATCAGATAGTGAGCAAGTTGAAGACCAAGAGCAAGTAGAAGAGCAACCTCGCTACAAGGTGAAAGCCTCTGGTGAAGAAATAGAGGTCACGCTCGATGACTTAATCAAGGGTTATCAACGAGAGGCAGACTACACCAAGAAAACCCAAACACTCGCCGAACAGCGTAAGCAGGTCGAATCTGAGCGCCAAGTAATCGAGCAAGCAAAGACAGAGAGAGATCAGTACCAAGCTAGGCTTGCACTAATTGAGAACGCATTAAAGTCTCGTGAGCCGCAGGAAAACCTAGAAGCTCTTAAGGAAACCGACCCGATTGGGTATGCAGTAAAGGTAGCCGAACAAACTCAGCGAGAGAGGCAGCTACAAGCTATTCAGCTAGAGCGAGCACGCATTGCCCAACAGCAACAAGCGGAGCAGACTCAAAACTTAAATAGTCATTTAGCTACTGAGGCGCAGAAGTTAGCAGAGGCAATACCTGAATATGCAGACGAGCAAAAGTCCGTACAAGTCAAAAAAGACATACGAGATTATGCTAGAAAGATTGGATGGTCGGACGAAGAGTTGGCTAGTGTGTATGACTCTCGTGCCGTTCTGACTTTGTATCGTGCGATGCAATACGAGAAGCTAATGGGCAACAAGGCAACCGTAACCAAAAAGGTTAACGAAGCCCCTAAGATGCTCAAGCCTGGCGTATCCCGTCAAACGGATGCAAATGCAGATCAGACTAAGAAAGCCCAAAACCAGCTCAAGCGAACCGGAAAAGTCCGAGACGCAGCGAGCGTATTTGAACGATTCATTTAAGGAATTATTATGCCTACATTTACCGCACACAGTGCTATTGGTCAGCGTGAAGACCTAACCGATGTTATCTATAACATCTCCCCAACAGAAACCCCATTGCTGAACACTTTGGCTCGTGCTAAAGCTACAGCCGTGTACCACGAGTGGCAGACAGACAGCCTGTCCGCAGCTACTACTGCTAACGCAGCAGTTGAAGGTGCTGACGCTACTTCGGCAACACTCAGCCCAACAACCCGTCTTGGTAACTACACCCAGATCGTTCAAAAGACGATTCAAGTGTCCGGCACTCTTGAGACTGTTAACAAAGCAGGCAGAAAATCCGAAAAAGCCTACCAACTTGCCCGTGCATCGAGCGAGCTAAAGCGCGATATAGAGACAATCCTTTGTGCAAACCAAGGTCGTAGCGCAGGTTCGTCAAGCACAGCCCGCACAATGGGTTCGATGTTGTCGTGGTTGACCAGCAACGTAGACAAAGCCTCTAACGGTGCAAACCCAACAACTATCGGTGTGTCGACCCGTTCGGACGGTACTGCTCGCACGTTTACTGAGACTCTTCTCAAGAACGTGATTGCATCCGTTTACTCTTCGGGCGGTTCGCCAAAAGTGTTGATGGTTGGTACGGCAGGTAAGCAGAAAGTGTCGAGCTTTGCAGGTATTGCTGCACAGCGCTACATGGCTCCTGCTGACGCTCCTACTACCATTATTGGTGCGGCTGACGTGTACCTGTCGGACTTCGGTTCGGTCTCTGTTGTTCCTAACCGTTTCATGCGTGCAAGCGATGCTTTCGTGCTCGATCCTGAGTACGCAGCAGTTGCCTACCTACGCCCATTCGCAACAAACGAATTGGCTAAGGCTGGCGATAGCGACAAGACTCAGATTCTTGCTGAGTTGACGCTTGAAATGCGTAACGAAGCAGCTCATGGTTTGGTCGCTGACCTGAACATGGCGCTGTAATCTCAACTTGAGATAGGGGTAGGGCTTCGGCTCTACCCCACCACTAGGATTATGAAAAAACTATTTAATGTTGACACCGAAGTAGGTAGACATACGGTAGCCCACGATGACGGAGATGGTGGACTAATCCTCGAAACCAAACAAGATATTTCAGAAATACTAGAAGCAAACAAGCGGGACTACAACAGTATTACCTCTGTAGACCGTTGGGGTGATTTAACACACATAGCTCGGATACCTTACACGGTCATTGATGATCTGAATAGAAAGGGTATTATGAGAGGGTTCGCAGTTGTTGACGAAGGCGCATTTGCTGCTTTCCTTAACAATCCTGATAACCGATTTTTGCGTGTTCGCCCAGGGAATATATGAAGATAGCTATATGCGTACCATGCCGTGATAGCGTTATGTCGGGCTTTGCCTTTGACCTAGCGAATATGGTTGGTTACACAGCAAGAAATACCGACCACAAGATAACTTTATTACAGATGCCAGGCACGCTAATCTTTACGCAGCGTGAGATGTTGGCAGACGATGCTTTAGCAGACGGTGCGGAAGCGCTCCTGTGGATTGACTCAGATATGCGGTTTCCGGCAAATACGCTAGAAGTGATGTTAAGCCGGAAAGTACCTATCTTGGGAGTTAACGCTACAACACGCAGAACACCAATTCTCCCCACAGCATTAAATCTGGAGATGGAGAAAGATACTGCCGTATTACGCAAGGTAGAAAGTAGAGGCAAGCAAGGGATAGAACAGGTAACAGCCGTAGGATTCGGGGTTACGCTTGTTAAATCTCAAGTATTTAGGGAAATCCCTAAGCCTTGGTTTAACATTATCTGGAAGGATGATGGAGACATTATTGGCGAGGATGTACATTTCTGCGTCAAGGCGCTAGATTTCGGGATAGAAACTTATGTCGATCACGACCTAAGCCCGTTAATCAAGCATATAGGCACAAAAGAATACGGATGGGATGACGTAAAACATGGCAATAACAACATACAGCGACCTGCAAACAACAATTGCAAGCTATCTCGCAAGAAGTGACCTAACGGCTCAGATACCGGACTTTATCCGCTTAGCCGAGACACGATTGCGTAGGGACTTGCGTATCCGGCAGATGATGAACGCAGCCACTACAAGCACTACTGGTGGCGATGCTACCGTAGCCTTGCCTAGTGACTTCCTAGAGGTGCGTGACCTTACGTTGTTGACTAACCCCGTTACGCCATTAAACTACATCTCCCCATCCGTATTCTCTCGTAACGCTCGTGTGACTGAATCAGGTAGACCATTGGATTACACCATCTTGGCTACCGAGTTTAAGTTTGCACCCGTACCGGATACTGCGTACACGATTGAGATTCTGTATTACGCAGCACCAGCGTTCCTAACAAGCTCAAACCCTAGCAATACATTCCTAGCCGTTTGCCCTGACCTACTGCTTTACGCATCTTTGGTCGAGGCAGAGCCGTACCTTATGAACGACAGTCGGATTCAGGTATGGGCGGGTATGTACGACAGAGGTTTAGCATCAACAAATACATCGGATGAAGCCGCACAATATAGTGGCGTTCCGCTTACAATGACACTTACAGCGAGGTAAACATGGCTGCTCTTAGCAATTACTTGGAAAACGCACTTATCAACGGTACGTTGCGTGCTACATCTTACACAGCACCTACAACCGTTTATGTGGGATTGTTTACCTCTGACCCTACGGACGCTGGCTCTGGTACGGAAGTATCCGGCAATGCCTACGCACGACAGTCCGCTACATTTGCCGCACCATCGAACGGCGCAAGCTCTACTGACGCAGATATTCAGTTTCCACAGGCTACAGGCAATTGGGGAACGGTTGGTTGGTTTGGCATTTTTGATGCGCTGACAACGGGCAACCTTATGTACCACGGAGCATTGACAGCAAGCAAGACGATTGAAACAGGCGATGTATTTAAGATTGCCTCTGGTAGCTTGACCGTTACGTTGGCTTAATTATGGCTGACGTATGCGGACCATTTACGCTAGAAGGACTCGATCAGTTCGGCACGCTAGATAGTCTCGCATTTTCGCTTGATAGTTCCGTATGGGAATCAGCAAATACTTGCATCCTAGAATTTAGCTCAAGTATCACAGGCACAGCACAAGCCATTGCTGACGCATACCGTATATTGGCAGGTGAAGGAAACATTAGCGGAAACGCTACCGTCTCCGGCACACCTATCCGTGTACGGATGGCTGACGCAAGTGTATCGGGCGATGCTACGGTATCAGGCGATGCAATCCGTATCCGATTGGATACAGCCTCTATTACGGGTATCGGGTCGGTAACTTGCTTAGGCGGTGTTGAATACTTAAGTGGCGGCACAGCTAATGGCATTGCAAGCGCCTATGCGACCGCAGGGACGATTAAAAGCGCAAGCATGAGCATTACCGTGTTCGGTACTGTTGTGTGCGCTGGCGAGCGTTTAGGCGAGAATTGGACGGATGAGACTTTCGGGTCTAACACATGGACAGATATACCAGCGGGGTCTAATACATGGACTCCTGTGGCTCAGGGGAATAACACATGGCAGAGAGTAGGATAAATCTAGGCGAATGGATGCCGGATCAGCCTGGCTTAGCTGGCGCTCTTACGGAAGCCAAGAACGTAATCCCTATGGGAATTGGCTACGGTCCATTCACCTCAGAGGTTAATTTATCGCAAGACGCATCCCAAAACATCTTAACGGTGTTTGCGGGTAAGTTTGCGGGTACGACTACGCTATTTGGCGCAGGTGCAACAAAGATATTTAAGTTTGACTCGGCAGACGCAACAATGGACGATGTGTCCCGTGTTGCTAGTGCGTACACAAGTACGGATCGGTGGTCTTACACACAGTTCGGTCGGGTAATTATTGCGGCAAACGGTACAAACGTCTTGCAAGGTTGGACGCTTAACTCGTCTGCTAACTTTGCTGACCTGTCCGCATCTGCTCCGGCAGCGGCTTTTGTAACAGTTGTGCGAGACTTTGTAGTGGCGGCTAGAACCGCAGCTAACGCCAACCGTGTCTTATGGTCTGATATTAACGATGAGACGGATTGGGTATCCGGTACTACCTCTCAATCGGATTATCAAGACATACCGGATGGTGGAGACATTCAGGGCGTGCGTGGTGGTGAGTTTGGTCTAGTATTCCTAGAGCGAGCCATTGTGCGTATGTCTTATGTCGGCGCACCTTTATTCTTTCAGTTTGACACCATCTCCCGCAATTTGGGATGCTACGAATCACGGTCAATTGTGCAGTACGGACCGACCTCGTACTTCCTCTCGGACGATGGTTTCTATGCTTGTGACGGACAAAACATTATTCCTATCGGTGCTGAGAAAGTAGACCGATTCTTTTTTGCAGACGCTAACCCGTCACTTATTAACCAAATGTCTAGCGCTATTGACCCGATTAACAGCCTAGTTATCTGGTGCTATACAAACGTATTTGGCTCTAAGTCCCTGTTGGTTTATAACTGGCAGACTAAGAAATGGACGCACGCAGACACAAGCGCAGACTATATCGCTACGGCTGCTAGTGCCACGATTACCTTGGAAGGCTTGGACGCATACGGCACGATGGACAGCTTGAGCACGAGCTTAGATTCTCGCCTATGGGCGGGTGGTAAAGTCCTGTTGGCAGGTGCGGATGGGGCTAAAATTATCACTTATACGGGTCAACCTAAAACGGCAGACATACAGACCGGAGACTTTCAAGCAGGTCCACAGTCTATCGTTAAGCTAGCCCGCCCGCAGGTGGACAATGGTTCGGCAGAGGTGGCTGTGTTTTCTCGCAGTAGGCTAGATACCGAGGTAGTTTTTGGTGCTACCACAGCGGCAAGCACAGAGAACCGTGTGTCTCTCAGGTCTACGGGTTCGTACCACAGGCTGAAACTTGTGCCGACAGGTGCTAGTTGGACTCATGCGGTAGCGATTGATGTAGACATTACCCCAATAGGTACTCGATAATGTTTAGAGTTTTACCTCCGTTTGGTGGCGATCCACGAGCTACGGCTGAGATTGTCAACGGCATTATGAACGGTAAGACGAATAACACAGGGTTGATTACTCTAGCCACAGGTGGTGCTACTACAACCACTATAAATGACGCTAGGATCGGCGCAGACAGCATTATTATCCTAGTTCCGGTATCTGCTGCTGCCGAGGCTGATACAGCGCCTTATGGCTCGTTTCAGAGCCTTGTAGACCAAACGGCTGCGGCGGCTGATACAGCATACGCAATAACTTACGATACAACAGACTTTTCCAACGGTGTAAGCGTAGTTAGTAGCTCTAGGGTTACGGTTAAAAACTACGGTATTTACAACTTTCAAACAAGTATTCAGTTTACTAATTCTGACTCACAGGATGATTCTGTTTCTGTTTGGTTTAGAAAGAATGGCTCAAATATTGTAAACAGCAATACAGAGTTAACTATTCCTTCTAAACACGGGTCAACAGATGGTCGGTCTGTGTTTGCGGTTAACTTTTACTTTGAATTGCAAGCTAATGATTACATTGAAATGATGTGGTCTACTCATGTCACAACGATTAGTCTGCAATACATAGCGGCACAAACAACGCCTACAAGACCTGCTACACCATCTGTTATAGCAACAATGCAATATGTCGCTCCGTCTGCGTCAACAAATGTATACATTTCAGCACAAACGAATGGAAGTGCAACACTCACTCACTATGCCAACAGTACGGCAGATAAAACCTACGGATATGTGGTTATCGGATGAGATATGAATACGTCACGCAGTCCACGATCAAACAGCATTGGGACTTTATTAAGTTTGGACTCAACAAAATCCTACGGAAATCTCCGGAGGAATGGATACCGGAAGATGTATATGCCAAAGCGATATATCAGCAAGCGCATATATGGTTGGTTAAATCAGAAAATGGCAATAGTGATGGGTTTTTCATCCTTGAACCAAATGGAGATACTTGCCATGTTTGGTGCGCTTGGGCTGTTGAAAGTGATTTATTGGTAGACGGTGTTGAGCAGATAGAAAAGATTGCAAGAGAAACAGGAGCGAGGCGTATCACTTTTGATACAAACCGAGCCGGATGGTCAAGGGTCGCAACTAAATTAGGATTTATACCCCGTACATGGGTTAAGGAGTTGAAATGAGTGGTTCAAGCACACCTAGCACACAGGTAGTCACGCAGCAGATTGATCCTGCTATGCAGCCGTACATTAGCTACGGTCTACAAGAGGCGCAGAAGCTATACCAAAACCCTAGCGTGCCAGGGTATTACCCAGGACAGGGCTATGTATCGCCTACCGAGTCTACACAACAGGCTCTACAGTTCGGCGCTAATCGTGCCGTACTTGGAAACCCGTTACTGCCACAAGCGCAGCAGACTGTTAGCGGTATGCAGAATACATTTAACCCTGCTATCCAACAGATGCAAGGTACGGCGGGTGGTCAATACCTATCGGGTAATCCATTCTTTAGCGGTGCGTTCGATGCTGCGGCTCGTGCTGCGGGTACGACTTTCCAAGACCAAATGCAACAAGTAGCATCCAACACAAGCCGAGCAGGTCGTTACGGCTCAGGCGCAATGGGTCAACTACAGGATCGTGCGGCAGGTACATTTGCTACGGCATTGACAGATACGGCAGGTAAACTAGCCTATCAGAATTACGATGCCGAGCGAGCACGCCAAGAGGCTGCAATGGGCAATATTGGTAACTTGTATGGCGCTGATTACGCTCGCCAATTACAAGCCGCACAAATGTCTCCTGCACTTGCACAAGCTGATTATGCAGACATTGATAAACTGTACCAAGTTGGTCAGGCTCAAGAAAGCTATCAGCAAGCGGCTCTTGCAGACGCTATGCAGCGTTATAACTTCCAACAGAATCTACCCGCAGCCAAGTTACAGAGCTTCCTATCGGCGGCTTATGGCGCTCCTATGGGTCAGCAAACCACACAGCCTATTTATCGCAACACAGGCGCAAACGTGCTTGGTGGTGCGGCATTAGGTAGCGCATTGGGTGGCGGTCCACTAGGCGCAGGTATCGGCGCAGGTGCAGGTATTCTTGGACTCTTGGGGTAAATTATGTCAGGAACAATCGGAACAGGTGAAGGCGGTGCTTTAGACCCTAAGATGGTTGAGTTGCTAAACACTCCACAGGGTCAGCAAATTGCGGCTATGTTAGCAAGCGGTCAAGCGGCAGGTTCACAAGGTCGGCGTAATCCATACGACCTACAGAATGTTGCTATGCAGCGTTATGCACAACAAGCCCAACAAGGTATTGCTCCTCCTAGTTTGCGTCCACAAGTTAAAGCCGGACAACAAGTAGCGGTGGCAAGTCCATACGAAGAGTTAATGAAACTCCAACAAATGCAACAGATGCGGCAACGTCCTGCATCTTTAATCTGAGGTAATTATGGCTGATTTTTTCTCAGGACTATTAGGTATTGGGGACGAGCAAGACCCAATGGCTGCGGCACAGCGTGCTGGTATGCTTGGTGTTGCTAGTGGCTTGTTAGGTGCTGGCGGTCCATCCCTTATGCCAACATCATTAGGTGCGGCATTAGGATCATCTATTATGGGTGGTCGGCAAGTTGCACAACAGAGTCTAAGTGACTCTATGCAACGCCTACAACAACAACAGAAGATGCGTGAGCAGCAAGAGCTTAAGGCTGCATTGCCTGGCATCTTTGTAGACGGTAAGCCTGACTACGCCAAGCTACAGCAATTGGTTGTGCAGTTCCCTGAAATGGGCGGCAAGATTGCAGACGCATTGCAGAAGTCTGCCGGACCTGAGACTATTCAGGTTGATGTTGGTAACGAAATTCAGATTCGCACGAAACAGGGCGATATTGTTGCTCGTATTCCTAAAGGTGTTGCGCCACAAGCCGCACAGCGTGAGACATTTGGATACGACAAAGATTTGGGTATGTTTGTTGGCAACCTTGGTTCTATTAAGCCAGCAATTGGTCCAGATGGTAAACCGTTAAATCCAAAGTCTCAAATAAATCTTGATGCGCCTACCTCTGCATTTATGTCATCTGCTTTTGGTACTACAGACTTTTCTAGGTTAACTCCTGAGCAACAGACAGCCGTTCAGATATTTAAAAACGCACCGAACGCAAAAGATGCAGAAGATTTGCGTGTTAAAGCTCAACAATTAGCTGATGAAACAGGAATCCCCGCTGCTCCAATCTTTACTAGAGAACAATTGTTAACTCTAGGACCGAACATCTTAAAGATGCAAGGACAGGCTGGCGGCGCTACAGGCGGTACTACAGGTGGCGCAACTGGCGGTGAAGGTCAATCAGCGCCTAGGATTGATCCTAACGTGGCTGTTACGCCATTAAACCCTAACGAAGTACCATTAGTGCAAAGCGCAGCGCTACCTCAAAAGGTAAAGAGAGAGCTTGAGCTTGCTAGACCGCAGACAATGGGTGCGGTTGAGTATGTTGTTAATACTAACCGTCAAATGCGTGACACTATCAACCAATTGCTTACAAGCAAAGGTTTGGACGATGCTTTCGGATTCGGTGGAAAAGTAAGGTCTGCTGTACCTGGCTCTGCTGCGGCTGACGCATTGGCTAAACTTGAGCAACTTGGTGGCAATTTGTTTGTTGAAGCAATTACCGCAATGCGTGCTGCTTCTAAAACAGGTGCGGCGGTTGGTAGCGCAACGGAACGGGAAGGCGATAAATTACAAGCGTCTCGTGCATCTTTGCAACAATTCCAAAGCGCAGAAGCTGCTCGAAAAGAATTAGGTAGACTTTTAAAGCAACTAGAAGATGCGGAAAGCGGTGTTGTAAACGCATACAATAGAACTTACGGGCAATCCTCATTTAAATTCTCTGCGCCTACTCCACCAACTACCAATAGACCTCCTCTTGGTCAAATCTTTCAATAGGAATTGACATGGCAGATATTAGAGATCAGGTTAACCAGGCTCGTAGGGCTAATTACTCAGACGATGAAATTATTAAATTTCTTGCTGACAAAGACCCTCGTGTTTCTAAAGCAATTGAATCTGGCTACTCGGCAACAGAAGTATTGCAATATATTGCACCACCATCTACGGCAACAGAAAAAGCTACTCGTATGGTTGGAGCTGCCGGAAAAGAAGCGGGACCTACCGCTGTAGCTACAGCATTAGGAACAGCCCTTGGCGGTCCTGTTGGCGCTACGGTTGGGTCGTTGATCTACCCTATGTCTGACGCTGCCGTACAAGCGTATAACACAATAGCTCCACAAAGATTTCAAGCCCCATTGCCATCTCAAGGTATGCAAGGAATTTTGCAACGTCTTGGTGTTGGTGGAACTACGCCTGAAACCCGTGGCGAGCGTATTGCTGGTGCTGTTGGCTCGGCATTGACAGGAACAATTCCTGCTGTTGCTCCTAAATTAGTAGGTGCAAAAGCGCCTGGTGCATTAGGCACTTTAATGGAAGAGTCCGGTAGACTTCCCGTCACTCAAGTAGCGTCTTCAGCCCCTATTGCAGCTAGTACGCAATATGTAACAGAAGTTACGGGCAATCCTTTGTTGGGATTGGCTACCGGAGCAACAGCGGGTGCGGCTACAGGCTTTAGACCAAGAGCACGAGGAACATCTGCTACTGCGGATGACATGAGCACCAAGATTTCTAATGCTTACAAGCAAGCTCAAGACGCTGGTTTACAAGTTGATATTGGCTCGTTTAAAAACAAGGCATTTGATTTAGATAGTCAATTGCGTAGCGCAGGTTGGAGACCTGAAAACAAAGAGTTATCAAATATTACTGATTTGGTTGATCTTCTGAAAAAGGAAAGTGGACCAAAAGATATGCAGCAATTGCAGGATTTGCGAGCAGCTATTAAAGCATCCGCTAATCCAAACGATCCAAACGCATACCGCTTAATGAAGGTTGTATTAAACAATTTTGATGATTATTTGGACAACATACCTAAATCTAGCATTACCGCAGGTGACGCAGAGCAAGGTGTAAAAGCATGGTCTACAGCTAGAAAGCTATTTAGCCAAGAAAAAAAGGCAGAAGTGTTCGACACTATGCTTACTAATCTTGGCGTTGAAAAACAGAAATTTGGTCAATCCGGCGCTGAAAACTATCTTTCTAACGAATTGCGTAAACTAGTTAAAAACGATAAAGAAATGCGCTTGTTTAGCAAAGCAGAGCAAGCGGAAATAAAGAAAGCGGCAGAAGGTGGTGGTTTGCAAAATATGCTGCGGTATATCGGCAGATTTGCTCCTGTAGGCGCTATACCTCAGATGGGGTCTGTCGCAATGACTGCCGCAAACCCATATTTAGGTTTAATACCTGCCGCTGGAATGGCTGCTCGGATGGGTACTGAGCAAATCAGAATTGGTGACGTTGAGCGTTTGATGGACTTGATGCGAACAGGAACAAGACCGCAATCTCCATTTTTTAATGTCCCGTCCACACTTTCTCGTGGTCTTTTATCTACTGAATTGGAATAAACATGGCACGCACAAAAATCTCTGAGTTCAGCGCAACACCAGGCGATAACACCGACATTGACGGTATCGACATTGCAGAAGGCTGCGCTCCATCCGGTATTAACAATGCTATCCGTGAGCTTATGGCTCAACTTAAGGATATGCAAACAGGCTCATCGGGCGATACCTTTACGCTTACTACTGTTAACTCTACTACTGTAGACACCACAAACCTAGAGGTAACTAACCTCAAGGCTAAAGACGGTACGGCAGCAGGTTCTATCGCTAACTCTACGGGTGTTGTAACCCTAGCGTCTACTGTCCTGACCACAACGGATATTAACGGTGGTACGGTAGACGGTGCGGCTATTGGCTCATCCTCTGCCTCTACGGGTGCGTTTACTACCGTATCGGCAAGCGGAGTTATTACTTCTACTGTTTCTAACGGTACTGCGCCATTATCCATTACATCTACTACAAAAGTAGCAAACCTAAACGTAGACAAGCTAGATGGTGCTGATTGGGCTGCTCCTGCGGCTCTAGGATCGACAACTCCTGCTGCGGCTACCGTTACTACCATTACGGCTAAAAAGGGCGTGGGCACGCCTGTAGCGCTTACTAGCTCGTCTGCATCTATTGCGGTAGATATGTCTGACAGCAACTTTACGCATACGTTTACCGAAAATACTACACTTGCTAATCCTACTAACCTAACTGCCGGACAGTCAGGGATTATCGTGTTTACGCAGCACGCTAGTTCGCCTAAGACGTTAGCGTTTGGATCGTTTTGGGACTTCCCAAGCGGCACAACGCCTACGGTTACGGCAAGCAACAGCGCAGTAGATGTACTTGCATACTATGTTAATTCGTCAACTTCCATCACAGCTAAACTGCTTGGGGATGTAAAGTAATGAGCATAATCAACAATACACTTTTGCTAGGAAGTGGTGACGAGGGCTACAACCTGACCCGCTCTCTGCGGTTTAGGTCTAGTGCGTCTGCGTATTTGAGCCGCACTCCTACCAGTACAGGGAATCAAAAAACATGGACATGGAGCGGGTGGGTTAAATTAGGAAGTCTTTCACAGCAAGCTATGTTGTTTGGATCAAGTGCGTCTGCTCCATACACATTTATTGGATATAACTTTACAGATGGAATTGGACCAAGTAGCTGTATAACGGTTTCAACTAAGGCAGGTACAACAACTGGAACATATTCTGTCGCATCATATCGCGATCCCTCTGCTTGGTATCACATTGTCGTTGCGGTGGATACAACACAAGCAACAGCGTCCAATCGTATAAAGTTGTATGTAAACGGAAGCCAAATATCGCTTTTGTCTGGCACTTTCCCGTCATTAAATGAAGATACTAAAATAAATAGTACTGTTACGCATTGGATTGGACAGACTGGTTCTAATTATTACTTTGATGGCTATTTAACCGAAGTCAACTTTATTGACGGTCAAGCCCTCACCCCATCCTCATTCGGCGAAACAGACCTAATAACCGGAGTATGGAAGCCTAAACGCTACGCAGGTACATACGGTACAAACGGATTCTATCTACCGTTTACCGACAACTCTGCGCTGACCACAAGTTCTAACGCAGGGTTAGGCAAAGACTTTAGCGGTAATGGTAACTATTGGACAACGAACAACATTAGCATTACGAGTGGTGCTACATACGACTCAATGACCGATGTGCCTACGCTGACGAGTGCTACGGCGGCTAACTTTGGCGTATTAAGCCCAATAGATAACAACAACGGAACAATAAGCAGAGGAAACTTATACGCAACTATTCCATCAGGAACTAGCTCAACTGCGTTTGGCAATTTTGCAATGACTTCTGGCAAATGGTATTGGGAAGTAATTGCTGATTCTGCTGCTGTATTTTCAACAATGATTGGAGTTGCTGACCAAGCTGCTGCGGCAACAAACAGAAGTTGGAGTTCAGCAAACGGTTGGTATTATTACAACGCAGCTCAAAAATACAACAATAACACTGGAGTTTCTTACGGCGCATCATATGTTGCAGGAGATGTAATTGGCATCACTTATGATGCTGGCACAGGTTCTTTAAGTTTTTATAAAAACAACGTATCGCAAGGCGTTGCTTACAACACAGGGCTGTCTGGTAAAAGCATTATCCCAGCGGTAGGCAACGGAACATCCTCTAACGGTCAGGCTTACAGTTGTAATTTTGGTCAGCAACCTTTTGTTTACACACCCCCCACTGGCTTTGTAGCACTGAACACATTCAACTTGCCGACAAGCACTATCGTCAAGGGCAATACGGTGATGGATGCTACGTTGTGGGCAGGTAACAATGCAAGCCCACGGTCTATTACAAACGATGCTAGCTTTAAGCCTGATTTGGTGTGGATTAAAAACAGGTCTAATGTGCAATGGCATAACTTGGTTGATTCCGTTCGTGGCGTAAACAGAGATTTGTTTTCTAACTCAACAAATGCTGAGGCGTTAAACGACACAACCGGAACAGTTAGCGCTTTTAACACAGGCGGATTTTCTGTTTCTGCTGGCACATCAGATTCTAGCGATGTAAACGCTACTGGAAATAACTATGTCGGCTGGCAATGGCAAGCAGGACAAGGCTCATCATCCTCCAACACAAACGGCACAATCACATCGACTGTAAGCGTTAATGCTAGTGCTGGGTTTAGTGTGGTGACGTATACGGGTACGGGTGCTAATGCAACTGTGGGGCATGGGTTGGGTGTTGCGCCTAGTTTGGTGATTGTTAAACAACGCAATGACAGCGGAACAAACTGGCTTTCTTACCACGCATCGCTTGGGGCAACACAAGGCATAAGTTTAGATTCAAC